AAAAAATGGTCCCCTTTTACAGCTACTCATCAATTTCCTTACACTTTAGAGCAAGAAATAGTAAAAAATATGACTACACAAAAATTCAATACTACTTATGTAAAGATGCCTTACCGACCTACACTTGTGGATACTCATGACGCAGCTCCTTTAAATAACGCATAAATAATATATTCTTAACAATTGTAAATAATAATATATTATTTTTAGATTTTTCATTTTTATTTATTTTTTATTTATTTATTTTTTATTTATTTATTTTTTTTATTTATTTGTATTTGTATTTGAACTTGTTCCGGTATCTGTAGATCCTCCACTAATAGTTGGCGAAAACATACCTAATAATGATTTTGTTACATATAATATTATAATAAATACGAGAGCACCCAATATTACTTTTACCAATGGACTATCCAACCAATTTTCGTAGGTTGGATCAGCTAGATCCGAAACTGTTTGTACTGTATCTTCGGATTCACTTACAGGTTTACAATCAATATAAATATCATTACCGGCTGCTCCACCTGAACTTGGTCCTTTTTCATTGAAAAATAAGCTGGGTCCTGATTTTATATTATAAGGATTATTTCTTATTATGGATTGTAATTTTTTTAATGATTGAGGCATCATATCAATCGATGCTGTTAAAGAGTCAAATACTACATAATCTACATTGCCTGAAGAACAAGGTTGAAATGGTTCGGTAGCGGTATATGAATAAAATGGCTTTTTTGGCACCAATAAATTTAAATTAAATCGAGGAATATTTACAGTAGTGCTATTTCCTTCCGAAGGCGCGCTATCACCTACCGTATTTATTAATGTTTGGAAAAGTAAAGCACTTACAGTTGAAGTATTATTACTCTTGATTGGAATACAAACTAACAAAGGATTTGCGGATACATTAGAACGATGTATAATAATCATTTCACCGCTTGCTTTTTGTCCAGAATAGGCATGTAAAGATGGTATGTAAATTCTTATTTCTTGAACATCATAACCTATAGAATTATATAAAACCGGTGGACTAGATGACTTATCATAGGATAATGATAAATAATCTCCTCTATTAGTGGTTATACAGGAACTATTATTATAAAAAAAACTATAAGAACATTTATAATCACAATTTCCCGTTACTCTTGATGGATTGATATCGATTGGTGCGGTAGCATATGGGCAACTCATTTTATATATACACATATAAACTTTTTTTTTCTTTAGCAAATAATTTGGTAACTTTTAATTTATTTTTACCTATACATTTTCTAAAGAGATATGAAATTAACTAAAGCTCGTTTACAAAAAATTATTAATACAACTAACAAACAAACTAGAAGAAAAAATAAAAAAAATATTAAACCATTCAATCATTCGAATACTATTCGTAACAATAAACAGTTTAATTTACACCACAATACTATTAAACGTTATTAGGAATTAAATTACCGGTAAATATTTTATTGTATCGTTTTCATATACAGTTACCTTAAAAGCATCGTTATAACCCTCTACATAAACAGTATCTCCTGAGAATATTTGATCTACGCCATAATCATTTAAAGCACTCTTTCCCTTAAACGAAAGGGGCAATTTAATATTATTATGTTGGTTAGATATAGTATAATACTGCCATTTATCCCTATTGGTAAATAAAGGTCGACCCATTAATGCCAATATGTTATCCTTGCTCGTTCCGTTTAAAGGCGTCATTATTCCAATTTGACGGTAATTTGTATCCACGGCACCTACACTAGTGGAAATATTTATTGGCACTACATAGCGTTCATCTCTATAAGGGGTCGAATACGGGTTTAATAATACCTCTTGATTATAATAAGGAATACTCAAACCATTCAACCATCTAGGTTCCTGTTTTTGCTCAAAAATTATATTATTTACATTTTTATCTATTACACGTTTTTCTGACACATTTTTATTCTGATCGTTATTTTCTTTTAAATTGGTATAAACAAAGAAGCCTACTATACAAATTATTATAAATAATAGAAATAAAGTCACATTTTCAACACAAATAACACCGGGAGGACATTTTTTCATTAATATATTATATATTACAATATATTAATTTGATATTCTAGTTAAAAATTATTTAAGCAGATGCTGTGGTAGGCTTCTTTGCTGTAGCTGCTGAGTTTCCTAAAGCGGATAAACCTTTAAGTGAGTTGGTTAAACTTCCAACATCGAATCCCTTTAACATATTCTGTGCTCCTTCTAAAACAGGAACCATTTGATTCATTGTATTAAATAAATTTTGTTGTTGTGCCATTAATTTTTGTGTATCTTGACTTAATTTTTGTATAGATTCGCTTCCTAATATTTCGTCAAGATTTTGATAGGATTGCTCAATAGTAGCTGCGTAATCTAATCTTGGTCCAAAATGTTCGTCCGATTTACCCTTTTTATTATTCGATAATTTTTCTCCAAAACCTTCTGGAGAATTGTCTTCTTTGACAACCTTATTTAAGTCAGCATTATTTATATCCAATGTTGTACTTCCACTAGAAGTATCATTTTCTTTTTCTTTATCTTTACTATTTAACTTCGCAGTAGCTTCTTCATTACTAGAAGAACTGGCTACAGCTGGTATAGCATTAGCAATTTCAGGATCTGTGGCATCTACTTTGTCTAAGGACGAATCTGATTGCGTTTCTAAACCCTCTCTAATTATTTTGCTAGACATCATAAAATTAGTAGCTACTATGGCTATTAATAATACAATCGCCATATTTTTACTAAATTGATATGATAATAAACTTATTAAAGCAAAGAAAATTACAGCATTTAACTTATTATTAACTAAATATCCCAAAACATTTGTAGCGGCTATAAAAACTATTAAATATAAAAAGTATTTGTTAGTTAATAATTTAGAGACTTCACTAGAAAAACTCATTATATATATATTCTTTTAAAAAAAATTGATATAAAAATATATTAAAATGTATTTAGTATAATTTATACTGTATATATTTTATCATGAATGATATAAATACCCAAAAAAAATACGAATTAATGCTTTGTGAAATACATTGTCCCTTTAAACATGGCAAAACGGCCAACAGCGATCCGAATATTGAAACCCACTACTTAGTCTATGAGCGATTTGACGGTAAAACCGGTATAGCTTTATCGGATTTAGATAATTATATGGATTATAATACGGATGATGAATATGATAGTGATAATAGTATGGAGGCTGAAAGTAATCGAATTCTAAAAATATCGGATATGATTTCCTATTTAAAAGAAGCCTATGAATTAGAAATTACATATGGAACAGTTTTTGAGCATCCAACGATACGTAATTATCAAAATATAATTTCACAATCCAATTATATTAAACCTGAAATAGGATTATATATCATTTTGCCTACACAAGAAGCTATAGCTATTTTGAAAACATTTTGGTTACGAATTATACAAAAAAAATGGAAGAAAATTTATAAAGAGAGAAGCAAAGTCATTAAATTGCGTTCGAATCCAATTTATATTCAAATGCGTGAAATAAATGGGTATTGGCCTAAAGAATGTATATATCTTCCTAAATTATTAGGTATGTTAAGTGATTTAAAACGATAAGATAAAATAACTTTATTATTTTCTTGATTTTTGATGCTTGTAGGAACGAGCCCGAGAAGTTAATCGACTTCTAGAAGATCCATCTATTACGGAACTTAAGCTATCTAAGATACTGTTTTTACTATTGTATCTATAACCTCCTTTTTGCGTTTTACTTTTATTTTTATGGTTTCTTTTTGTTTTCGATCTCAGATACTTTTTTGTTTTTGTCATCCTTATAAAATAAGATAATATTATTTGTGATTTAATTAATTAATTATTTACTTATATAATTATTTACTTATTTATTTATTAAACAATCCATTTCTGATTTTATTTTATTTATTTCTTTTATTATTTCTTTTTCATCATATTTTGCTGCTATAATTTGTTCGTTTTTTAAATCTTCTGTTTTTATTAGTTCATTTATGTATTCCTTAAGTAACATTAACGAATCGTATTGTTTTTGTTTTTCATTTAAAATATAATCATAATAATTATAATAATCATCCTTTACATGTTCTAAAAATTGGTTTAATTTTTGCTTTTCATTTAATTCTTTTTTCTTTTTAACTAACAAATTTTTTCTCTTTTGAATTTCTTCTTCAAATTTTAATATTTGTAAGTCTCTTTCAGCTAATGATAATTGTGATTCCATTATTAATTTAACTAGGGAATAAAAAATTATAGAAATACTATATTAAAAAAATATAAAATCTATAGTATATATTATTTAGGATGTCCAAGAATAATTTAGAACCTTTATTAGCTCCTGACGATAATCGGTTTGTTATGTTTCCGATTGTATATGAAGACATATGGCAAATGTATCAAAAACAAGTGGATTGTTTTTGGCGACCAGAAGAAATAGACTTATCTAAAGATTTATCACATTGGGAAGGTCTTGAAAAAGACGAGCAATTTTTTATTTCTATGATTTTGGCTTTTTTTGCCGCATCTGATGGAATCGTATTGGAAAATTTGGCGCAGAGATTTATGAGCGATGTTCAGGTGTCAGAAGCAAGGGCGTTTTATTGGTTCCAAATAGCTATGGAAAATATACATAGTCATACCTATAGTAATTTAATTCAAACATATATTAAAGACAAAGAGGAAAAAAGCAAGCTATTTAATGCGATTTCTCATTATCCTTGTATTAAAAAGAAATCGGATTGGGCGCAAAAATGGATCCATGATAATCGTTCTAGTTTTGCCACCCGTCTAGTTGCTTTTGCTTGTGTAGAGGGAATCTTTTTTTCCGGTGCTTTTTGCTCTATTTTTTGGCTTAAAAAGAGAGGTTTAATGCCTGGTCTCACATTTTCGAATGAGCTCATCTCAAGAGATGAGGCACTTCATTGTGAATTTGCTATCTTATTATATTCCAAATTAGTAAAAAAAATGGATAAGTCTAGAATCCATGAAATTATTAGTGAAGCCGTTGAAATTGAAACGGAATTCATATGTGAAGCATTACCTTGTCGATTAATTGGTATGAATAGTCAAATGATGACACAATATATCAAATTTGTTGCTGATCGACTCTGTGTTCAACTAGGATACAAGAAAATCTATAATGTGACTAACCCTTTCGACTGGATGGAGCTAATTAGTTTGGAGAGTAAAACATCATTTTTTGAGCGTCGTGTCTCGGATTATGCTCTCGCTAACAAGACAAATGATTCAGATGTGTTCGAGTTTTCAGAAGATTTTTAATTATATATAAAAATTGAATTATAAGATTATTTGAGATAACAACTTAAAGAGTAATTTACATAATAATATATAAAATAATAATGCCAAAAGTTCAAGCGGATTATTCTAAAACTGTTATATACAAAATTTGTTGTAAAGACCCATCTATTATTGATATTTATGTCGGTCATACTACACATTTAATCAATAGGAAATATAATCATAAAACAAATTGTTGTAATAGCGCTTTACCAAATTATAATGTTTTTGTATATCAATTTATACGAGATCATGGAGGTTGGGATAATTGGGATGTAATTCCAATTGAAGAGGTATCTTGTAAAAATAAAATAGAAGCTTTAATTAAAGAACGGTATTGGATAGAAACATTAAAAGCTACTTTAAATTGTAATAATTCTTTTGCTACTAAAGAAGAAAAAGATAAACAAAAACAGGATTGGTATGAAAACAACAAAGAACAAATTTTACAAAAAAAAAAAGAAAATTACGAAGAAAATAAGGAGGAGATATTAGAAAAGGTTAAAATATATTCTGAACAAAACAAAGAAAAAATAGTTGAGTATCAAAAGGAATATAGAGAAATAAATAAAGAAAAATTATCGGAACAAAAAAAGATATATAGAGAAACACACAAAGAAGAAGCAGCAAAAGCGAATAAAGAATGGAAGGAAAAAAATAAAGACTACATTAAAGAAAAAAACTCTCAGATTATTAATTGTGAATGCGGTAATCAATTTACTTTTATTAATAAATGTAGACATTTACAGTCTAAAGTTCATATAGAATATCAAAACCAATTGTGTGGTATTATTAAACCTGTTTTATCGGAAGAAGAAAAACAAAAATTGGAAGAAGAAAAACTAATAAAAATGAAAGAACAACAAAAAATATATAGAGATACACATTCTGAACAAATAAAGTCCTATAAAAAAGAAAATTATGTGAAAAATAAAGAAGCTATTTTAGAACAACAGCGACAATATAAAGAGTTACATAAAGAAGAATTAATAGAAAAAAATAAAAAATATATAGAAGAAAATAAAGAAAAAATACAAGAAACTAAAAATAAATGGTATGAAATGAATAAGGAAAAAATTCTACAAAAACAAAAGGAAATGATTACATGTGAATGCGGAGCTCAAATCAGAAAATCAGGAAGAGCAGAACATTTAAGGAGTAAAAAACACAAAGATTTTATGGATACTAGTAATACTACTGATAATATTGATTTCTCATAGAGATAAATAAAACATATAATATTATATATTTTATTTAATTATACATAATCTTAATTTATTTACTATTATGGTGAAGATGATAACCAAAAAAACATTCTTATATTTATAAAATTTTATAACTCAAAATTATCGATAAAATTAGCATAAAATTACTGATAATACACATTTTCTAATTTATACATATTTTTACTTAAATATATATTAAAGATAATATCTATTTAAGGATGATTACTTGTAAATTACAAGGAGGGCTCGGCAATCAACTGTTTCAAATATTTACAACTATTGCGTATGCGTTAAAATATTCAAAACCTTTTTTTTTTATCAATAAAACTCAACTAGGAGACGGAGAGAATGGATCTACCATCCGTTATACCTATTGGGATACATTTCTCTCTGGTTTAAAACCATTTTTAAAAAATGTAGACCAAATACCACAATTAATGTTTATAAAGGAAAAAAGTTTTAGATATGAAAAAATACCTGAAAATTTTAATAACAAATATGGGCTTATGTTAGATGGTTATTTTCAAACGCACCTATATTTTGATTTATGTAAAACAATGATTTGTAAATTATTGAAAATGGATACTAAAAAATTATGCGTAAGAGAAAAAGAAAAAAATAATATCGATTTTAATAATGTTATTTCTATACACTTTCGCAGAGGCGATTATAAGAATTATCCAAATATACATCCAATTTTATCCAATGAATATTATATTCATTCATTAATTTATATTTTGAGAGAACTAAAAACTAACAAATCGATAAATGTTTTGTATTTCTGTGAAGAGGAGGATATAAAAGAGGTAGAATTGATTATAAAGGAATTAGAATCAGTCTTTGTTAGTTTAGTGTTTCAAAGAGCCATTCCATTGTTATCTGATTGGGAACAGTTATTATTAATGAGTTTATGTAATCATAATATTATAGCTAATAGCACCTTTAGTTGGTGGGGTGCGTATTTAAATGATAATCCAAGTAAAATTGTTTGTTATCCAGAGTTGTGGTTCGGAAAGGATGTTAGTCATGATACTTCTGATTTATTTCCAGAAGATTGGATTAAAATATAAATTTATAAATTTATTTTGCCAATGTAATGATATAAGTGTTTGTTACCCCGATATTTTTTAAAAACACATTTTCTTTTAATTCAAAATGAATATTATGACCAAAATCCAATGGTTCAGCTTGCTCATAAACATGCCTACTTATTTGAATTGTATTTGGATCTGCTGTTGTTTGTAGTCGATTTGCTACATTCACTGTATTGCCTATTACACATAATCGTGGTATTTCGACGCCTAAAATGCCTACTACAACCTTTCCAATATTAATCCCTATGCGTAATTCTAAGGGTTTATTATTGGGAGTGCGAATATTCTTTATTTCATTTAAAAAATCAATAGCTAATAATATTATATTTTTTACATTGTTTTTTGTATTATTATTATATATATCTCCTACTACCATATAAGCATCTCCAATCGTTTCTATTTTTTGTAAATTTTCGTATCGATTTACGATATCATCAAATTTCGTATATATATCATTTAATAATTTATATATAATATGAGCATCAAACTCTTTTGCTAATTCCGTATAAGAAACGATATCTGTAAACAAAACACAAATAAAATCATATGGTTTATATTCTTTGGTTTGTGTCAAGTAATTCTCTTCTAATTCGAGTGGTAATATTTTCTTCAATAATTCTAGTTTTAAGGTTGTTTTATCTCTTGGTATAAAATTTACCAACTTACTGGTTATGTGCTGAATCATTCCCATACATTTGGGTGTAATATTAGTAGTATTAGCAAATTCGGTTATTGATTTTTTAACTAGCGTAATTAATGAAATACTTTGTAAATCTACATTACTTCTTATATAAAACATTTGTTCTTCAAAATCATTTACAATTAACATTGTAGTTAACTTGGCAATCATATCACTTAATAAATAACATATTTGAATATCATGTATATTAAATAAATCAATAATTTCTATAATAGTTACTATAGAAAATAATGACCATATATAAATAATAAATTTTGTATATTTATATTCTTTAAAATTAAATAATTTATATATAAAATAAAATTCAAATAATGATAATGATGTTATTACATAGAAATTATATTGTGTTCTTCGAAAAGGAAATAAAATAATATGTAACATATTACTAATTATATGATAATGCGCATTTACATCTACCAAAGTAAGGTTATTCATACCACAATATAATTGTAATATTAATGGAGTTGTAAATAACCACATTAATGTTCTTCTGAATTCATATTGGTAAATGCTTATTGTATTAAAATAAATAACATTATCGATAATATATTTAATATAAATGAAACCGAGTGAAAAAATAGTATAATTAGTGATATTAGAGAAAAATAATAATTGTAAGGTAAAAATACTGAAAATACATAGTATAAAAATATTCGCTGATTGGACAATTGGATAAAAGATAATAGGTTCTTGTTGGAATAATTCATAATTATCGTAAAGATACGGTTTTAATAAGATATCTAATTGGTAATAAAATATTGTAAATAAAAATAAATTAAATAAATAATTATGCATTAAGACTAATATATTATAAAGTATTTTATATTTATATCATAAATTTTACAGCTTTATGAATTTGTTAAAAAGTATAATTTTATTTATTAAATAAAATTATAATATGAAAGATAATTTAACAAAAGACAAGCCAATTTACGCGATTGCTGTGTTTAATGATGTAATAAAAGGGACAGTTAGATTTAGTGAAGAATTGGATAATAATCAAATAAGAATAGATGTGAATATTATAGGATTAAAACCCAATTCATTACATGGCTTTCATGTTCATGAAGCAGGAGATTTAACGGATAAATGTACTAGTATGTGTGCTCATTTTAATCCTTATGGTAAAACACATGGATGTCCAGGAGTTAAGGAAAGACATGTTGGGGATTTAGGCAATTTACATACAAATAACAAAGGTGAAGCAAAATATACATTTTATGATAATGTGATAAAATTAAGAGGGTCTAAAGCTAATATTATAGGTAGAGGTCTAATTATTCATGAAGACGAAGACGATTGCGGAAAAGGTGGAACGCCGGATAGTTTAAAGACCGGCAACGCGGGTAAGAGAATTGCATGCGCGGTTATTGGCTATTCAAAAGAAAATTTCAAATGCTAAAATAATATATTTTAATTTTGAACTTAAAGGTCTTTAAGTTGTTTTAAAATATATTATTTGCTTATTATTACTTCTTTTGCTACATTCGATATAATTTTATTTATATTTTTACTGCTTTCTTCTTTATCTATACCACTCATTGAATTGCTAACAATTTTTAAATACATATTATTTTTCTTTGAATCTGAATTAACACATTCTGGATTGGCTTGCTTCCATTTATTTATTTGTTTAATATTTTCATTCGCTATTTCTTTTATTGCTTTGGTTAAAACCGGTTTATCATCTATTTCTTTTTTCCATATATCATTGTCTTTTATATATAATACCTCTCGTTTACAATCAGAACAATGAATTGGCCGTTTATATTCTTCTAAATTCTTCAGATTTTTTACTATTATATTTGTTATACCTTCAATATATCCTTTCCGTCCAGTATATTCTAAATCATTCAGACTCAACTTAACTGAACTAACAAAATCCTCTATATTTAAAGCATCTTTACAAGTTTCATTCAAAAAGAATTGTAAATTAAATGTTTTATTATTGGAATTTGTATTGGTGGTAGTAGTATTGTGCGTCCCATTTTTGATTAATTCCAACATCATATTCTTACAATCCGAAGTCTCTTTAATTAATTCTGAATTTTGTTTAATCAGCATTAATATTAATTGATCTTTATCTGTTGTTTCAATATCTATAACAGAATTTTGTATTTTTTCCTTTTTACATAATTTAGAATGTTTCCACAAGCCAGACTTTGTTTGATATTTTTTTCCGCAGACGCAAGTATGGTTTGGCGTAAAATTGGTTTCCAAAATTTCCATTTTATTTCCACTGTGACGATACATGTGTTTTTTGGTCTTAACGTGTCTCGACCAGTCCACCTTCTTACAGCATTTAAAGTCACAAATTTTACAACAAAAATCGGCGTAATTTGGCGTAAAAATCGTTTCCAAAATTTCCATATAATGGAAATATAAAATAAATCCTAAATTATTTTTTTATAAAAATATAAAAATTATCGTCACATATTTTTTACTCTAAAATCGCAATTTAGACGATGTCAGTCACAATCAACTTTTTTCAAGAAAACCTTTCGATTTTTCTATTTTGGACATTTTTAAAATGTCCATTTTCGAAAACTGAATCACTTTTATAAATCGAAATAGACGAATTATATATATTATTGATTTTTTAACTTAAAGACTCTTTAAATAGTTAATTCGATAATATATATTACCATATTCAATTTAAAGAAGTAGTCTTTGAAACATAAACCAATTATTATATTGAGTACATTCTTTGTGTATATTAAATAAACTTGGATTATTTATTATTATATCCATTATTATGTTTTGATCATCTTTTATAAAAAAATTATTTGTAAAATAATATTGCAACTTTTCATTATATAATTCTGTATAATTACTTATTAATTTTGGAGTTAATATAAAAAAACCTCCTGCAAAACATATTTCATTGTATTTGTTAGTTGGAGGAGTTTTTAATCCGTACTTATAATGATTTTCTATTTCATTCTTTAATTCATTGTATTTTATTATATTGTTTTGCACACAACCGTAATGTATTTTTTCGTTGAATTTTTGGGCTAATAAGGTAAAATGATTAGGCCATTTCTTTAAATATACTGTATTTAAATCATTTATATCATTCCGAAAATAACCTATATCACACCATCCATAATACAATGAGTCAAAATATTTGTTTTTAATTGTTTCTTCCACAAAAAAAGGTTTTTCATTCCAAAGCATATTTAATTTCCAATCAATTATTTTATGTAAATCTAAATTACTCGTATAATGATTTTTTATCCAATTTTCCTTATATTTATAGGTATAAAATTGGGTAATTGGTTTATTTATTATTTTTATTTTTTTATTTGTATAATCTATTAAAGGCAAAATTAATTTTAAGGATTCGTTATCGGTATATATAACTAAATTAAAGTTATTGACTATAGATAATAAATTTTTTATCCAATAAAAATACTTATCTGCTGTAAATTTTGATTTCATTATATACCAACATGTAGAAAATGTTATTATTTTATTATTTATAAAGAGTTGAGGTTTCATTTGATTTACTTGTTTTTTTAACAAAAAATTCATTAATTATATATGTTATTTAATTTTATATATAATTACTTAAATTTTATATATAAAATGTAACTATGGGTTCTAACATAGCTGAATTTATTCTACTTATTTTTAGCTGTCAAAAATATCAACATAAGGTTATCAAACAAAAGGAAACATGGCTTCATAACTTTTCATTAATGCCTTATTTCCATGTGATTGGCATTCCCGAATTAGAATCGGATTATACTTTTGATCGTGATAACCATATTCTATATTTAAAAGTTATGGATGATTATAATTCCTTACCAAAAAAAGTAATAGCAGCTTATACAGCTATTTATAAAGAATATACATTTCAATATATCTTTAAAACAGATGACGATCAAATGTTAGCCAATATTCAATTTTTAAAAACTATTCAAAATTTATTACTTAGCAAATTACCGAGAATCCATTATGGAGGGCAAATAATTAATGTAGACAAACCATATTTAAGTCAATATTATCAAATACATCCTGAATTGCCACAATATTTACCTGTTTTACAAACTAAATATTGTAGTGGTCGTTTTTATTTTTTATCCGAATTAGCTGTTCAACAATTAATTTCCAAAACACAAAATATTAATAAGGAATATCTAGAAGACTATGCTATAGGATATAATTTAGATCCTGTTTTAAAAGACAACATGTTTCATATACAAACTAACAAATATTTTACTGATTTTATATAAACTTTATATTCATATTTTTATTTTGACCTAGTGTTTGTTCTTGTTTTAATCTTTGTAATTCCTTCTTTTGTAGCTCTTGTTTTATACGCATATTTTTAATTGCTTCAAACATCTCTTTTTTATCTAAGTCTTGCATGATAGATTCGTAATTCGTAACACGTTTTTCTATATCACTATAATCTTCTTTTTGAACAACTGTTAGCGGAATAATCAAATACCATTTACTGGCATTTTGAAGAACAAACCAAAATTTATCAATTGCGAATTTCTCTCTCTCCTCCGGAGTTTTTATTAAATGTGTTAATCCCATTTTTATATTTGTTAGTAGTGCCTTTATATAATGACCATTTACCAAATATCCTGTTGTCGTTTGACACCGAGTCACTTTTATACAGGTTTCATCTATTTTTTCATAAGGGGGCATATTATTGCCAGCAAATAATATTACATCCCAATTATTTTCATGGTTTTCTATAAACTTATTGAATTGGGTTTTAAATAATTCTGGATTTAAAAATGTGATATCGTCTTCTACTATTAATATATGGTCCAAATTGTTTGTATATGCCATTTGAAGTAATTTTAAATGGCTCATACTACATCCAATAGCTCCATTATCCATTTTAATTGCTTCAAATCTGGCCCCTTGGAGACCAATACTGTTTAATTGAGCATCAACATGTTCTTTTCGATCCGTTCTATGTGCTAAATTAATATAAAATACGTTTGTTATGTCGTCAATTGATTTAATAATCATAATTATATTATTCATTATTTTTTTATTATATTTACGAATGTTATTAATTAAGGACTAGAAATTTTATCTATATACTCCCCCTAATTTTATAGTAGCAGAAGTCGTTGCTCTAGGTTTGGCTGCGATAATTCTGGAATAAGCCGGGGAAAAACAATTCATGTTGGGAGGTATGAT